GTCTCTCAGAAAAGAATTAAAGGAAATTATATTTTCCCCCTACATAGACCCTCACTTATAAGTGAGGGTCTTTTCCTTTATCACAAAGCCTCCTATCCCATAGTAGGGTAGGAGGCCTTTTTATAATCCCTAATAATGCGTGATTAGATATCGCTATTATTAGCTGCGAGGCCTTCCGATTGCGTTAAGCAATTGTCTCCTTCATGTGATTTATAAAGCTCCTCGTACTCTCTTTGGATGGCGCCCGCCGTAATTAGCGACTTTTCTATTTGTGCCGATAGTTGCCGAATCTCCTCTCTTTGGGTGAATTTACTGATGATACTGATAAGCTCGTTTGCGCAGTTAATATAATTAGCAAGTGCTTTTTGCGAGTGCTTTGCCTCTACTTGTAACAGATCTATATCTATATCCCGAATAGCAGAAGAGTTAATCTTGATAGTGGCAAACTTGCTCTGACTATTTTTTATAACACTATCAATCGCCTCAGAATTGGAGTGTCTAATATCAGCCAACGACAGATCGGTATTCTTGTAAAACCAGTATTGCCCAGAATCAGGCTCGGCATTGTTGCCAATAGATAAGTCTATTGGTTTAATCTTATAGACATAGTTAAGAAAATCCATTATTTGCTCGCCATCTATGTTATAGCGAGGGTCTATATCGCCCTTGGTTACGCCTAATGTATCAGCTAATTTTTGCAAGTTTCCAGGGCTGATGTTGTATTTCTCACCAAAATACCCTGATAATGTAGACGGCTTGATTTCAGACTCTTCGGCTAGCCTTTTCTTTGTCCATCCTTTTTGACGTATAAGTCTAGATAAATTTATAGAGACTTGCTTTAATATTTCTTTATCAAAGTCTGTTGTTTCCGGCCTTGCCATTTTGTCACCTCTTAATTAAGTAATTATAAACTTCTCATATCATTATTTTATCGTATAAATTCGAGATAATCAATAAAAAATTCGAGTTTATTAAACAAAAAGTCTGTAAATTTAAACAAATTATATACAAACTTAAACTTTTACACCCTTGTTTTTCGGCTTAATTCGGGTTAAACTGAAATCAAGTTAAGGGAATAACGACGAGCCGATAAGGAGGTGAATCTAATGCAAGAATATCTCGTAACTTTAGAAGCGGCACGAGTCAACGCGGGCTTGACCCAAGCTGAAGCCGCGACAAAGATAGGAGTTCATCCCCAAACTTTAGCGAAGTGGGAAAAAGATAGCTCCCGGATACCCTATGCGAAGGTGTGTAAGATAGAAAATACTTACCACATACCTAAAGGATTAATTTTTTTTGGCAAGTCTTTCGAGTTTACTCGAAAACTGCTGAATAATAAATAGGAGGCCAGTATTATGAAAGAATTCGTAATCAGAATGTTCGGCGAATCCATTACGGAACGCATGAACGAGTTAGGCATGACTAAGACGGCGCTGATCAAACAAGCTGAAATCTCGATGGATACATTAAACCGAGCTATCAAAGGTAAGTCAGTGCAAATGTCGACAGTCGTTGGTATCTGCTATGCGTTGTGTGTCGATGATACCGAAAGTCACGACTTTTGGGAAACCGATTACTACAACCCTAAATTAGATAGGAGGTAGCTATGAATAAAAAACAATTATTAGAACTAGCTAGTTGTTGCTTATGGATTTTAGCATTAGGTATATCCTCCAGCATAAGCATATTCATCTTAGTATGGATGTTCCGATTGGCATGTGGTTGCTAGGAGGTGCATATGAATAAGATGTGCATCACAGTAGCGGAGGCGGCAGAACTTGCTAGCGTACCGCAAACCGTTATCCGAGAATGGGCGCAAGATTTTGACTTCCCGTCCATGAAAATCGGTAAGCGTGGAGGTAAACGCCTTATCCACGTTGATTCGTTTAATGCTTGGCTTGCTAAACGATGCCAGGCACGAATAGGAGAGTAGACATGATGAAAGTAGTTTATGTGCTTCGTATCATCGCAGCCATATTAGTAGTAGGAACTGTCGGTTCTGTTGAAATTGACCGTATCGATTTATGGACAGGAATGTGCCAGGGTTTACTAGGTATCACGCTTTGGTTACTTACTGGTTACTGGATTGAGGAGCTAAAAGAATATGAACGATAAACGATGCTCCTTCTGTAATAAAAGGATTAAAGGTCCTTACACAAATTGGTCGTATTTAACAGGTAAGCCCCGTATCGTGTGCGATAACTGTAAAGACATACACCCTTGTGTAAATAGAATAACACGTTTATCCAAACGTGCCTAGTGAAAGGAGGTGAGGACATTGCGAGACTGTACAACGTGCCCTAATAGAGATTACTGCATTCCTGATGAGTGCGAGCACCTGGGCACAAAAAAAAGCACCCCAAAGCACGGCAATGCTAAAGGGCGCATAGAAAAATATCCATTTAAAGTATATCACATCGTGAAGCCGAAAGGAAACAGAACAATGATCGAGTTAAAAATCACAGTAGATAAAGCAGTTGAATTAGAACAAGAAGTGAAAGACCTATACCAATCTATCGTAGGCGCTCCTGTTAAAGAAGAAAAACCGGCTAAGAAGGAAGCTCATAAAGTTGAACCAGTTAAGGAAGAACCTAAAGCTGAACCTGCTAAGGAAGAAGCTAAAACTGAAGAACCTAAAGTAGAAGTTCCTAGCCTTGAAGCAACTCGTGAAGCAGTGAAAGACGTAATGGCGAAAGCTACTGACAAAACGAAAGCTAAAGGCGAATTCAAAGCCTTCTTAGATAGCATCGGCGCCGAAAAGGTAACATCTGCTACCGATGAACAACGTATTCAAATTATAGAATGGGTGAATAGCCGTGGCTAAGAAACACGCCTTACTAGGTGCATCCAGTAGTGCCAGGTGGCTAGTATGTACTCCTTCCGCAAGATTAGAAGCGATGTTCCCTGATGAACAATCACCGTATGCTGCGGAAGGAACTGTAGCACACGACCTGGCTGAATCAATTCTGCGGCATAAGCTGGAAGGCAAAAAAGCCCCTAAGCTTGATGATTATTCCGCTGAAATGATAGAAGCGGTTAATCGATATGTCGACATTTGCGAAGAGAAGGTAAACGAAGCCCGTGCTCGTTCCTCTGATGCGGAAGCCATGATTGAAGCAAGGCTCGACTTCTCTAGATGGGTACCGGAGGGCTTCGGTACTGGCGATATGGTAATCGTAGCGGACGGCATCCTGGAAGTAATCGACCTGAAATATGGTAAAGGCGTTCCTGTTAGTGCCGTTGAAAATACACAAATGCGACTATACGCGTTAGGTGCTTACGATGTAAACGAGTACTTATATGACATTAAAACAGTTCGTATGACGATCGTTCAACCAAGACTTGATAGTGTATCTACCGACGAAATGTCACTGGAAGAACTTCTTGACTGGGGCGAAGATATCAAACCAATCGCACAACGTGCCTGGGAAGGTGAGGGCGAATGTATGCCTTGCGATTACTGTAACTTCTGTAAAGCACGGCACACCTGCCGAGCATTAGCAGATACTTGCCTTGATACATTCTATAAGAATGGGGGCAAGCTCAATCAATTGCTCACTGACAGTGAAGTATCTGACATCCTGGGGATGAAAGATTTAATCACAAAGTGGATTAAAGGTGTGTATGATTTCGCTTACGAAAAAGCCTTATCGGGTGAAAAGCAATGGCCTGGATATAAATTAGTCGAGGGTACATCAAGACGTACCATAACGGATCCGGAAGCTGCAGCTAAAACATTACTCGATAACGGCTACAAAGAAGAGGAAATCTTCAAGCCTCGAGAACTCGAAGGTATTACTAATCTACAAAAGGTACTCGGTAAAAAGGGCGTTGCCGAATACCTAGAAGCATATATCGATAAACCGGAAGGCAAGCCTACGCTTGTACCGGAAAGCGATAAACGCCCAGCAATTAATACAGTTGAAACAATGATGAATGAATTTGAAGATGAGGTATAAGAGATGAATAAAACTTTAACAACAGCACTAGCAATTTCCGCGTTAGCAGTAAACGTAGTTGGCGCAACTAGTAATAATACAGTAGGAGGTACTAACAATACTATCTCAGCAACTTCTACAAGCTCCGCAGTATGGGGCTTCCAAAATAACATCGACGCTAATAATGCGTTAGCGTTCGGTACCAATAACACTGTAACTGGTGAAAATGGTTTCGCAGGTGGTAATAACGCTACTGCAGCAGGTCGTAACTCCTTCGCTTTCGGTTCTCATGCGGAAAGCTTGGTGGAATACACAGTGGCAATCGGCAATCAAGCTCGTGTGTCTAGCTATGATAGTGTGGCTATCGGTAACGGTGCCTTCGTATCCGGCGAGTCTTCTGTAGTATTAGGCAGAACTAATAATGTTACAGGCGCTGATACTGTAGTTATCGGTGCTAACAATGGCACAGTGGCCGGTGGCCAGTCCGCCGTAGTTGGCTACAACAATAAAATCGGTGCTGACAAAGAACAGCTAGTGTTCGGCTCTAACTCCGAATCTAATGGTCAGGGTGCTCTTACATTTGGCACTCATGCCAAATCCTTAGCCACTGACGCCGTTGCATTCGGTAACAATACGATTGCTGATAAAGCAAATTCTGTAGCAATCGGTACTAACAGCGTTACCGATGATGCGGTAGGGGTTGATGGTATCACAATTAATGGTACTCGCCACGTATTTGCAGGCGAGCAACCGGCGAGCGTAGTAAGTTTTGGCGCTAAAGCCCGTGCAGGTGCCGGCGGAGTAACTCAGTACAACCGCCAACTCACGAATGTTAGCGCTGGTCAAATCTCCGCTGATTCATTAGACGCTATCAACGGTAGTCAGCTTTATGCGGCTATCGATGAAATCGAAACAAACGCTAAACAAATTAACAAAAACAAACAAAACATTAAAGATGTGGCAATCGGTTTGAACATGCTAGGCGATGTAGTGAACGATCATGAAAAAGCCATCGCAGGTAATACTACTGCAATCGCCAACAACACTAACCGCATCAATGGTAATGCATCTGCCATCAATTCCCTTGGCCAAAAGGTAACTGCTAATACAGCGGATATTAGAAGCCTTGAACATATGGCAGATAATCACGAGGGACGTATCACGACTTTAGAAAATCGTTCTATTGGCTTAGCTAATGACATTAACAACAAAGTCAACAATCTTGGCCAACGTGTTAATAAGTTAGGCGCAAGTTCCGCAGCACTTGCTGGATTGCATCCATTAGACTTTAACAGAAATGACAAGGTCAGCTACGCTGTAAGTTACGGCCATTACCGTAACAGTAATGCAGTAGCGCTCGGCGTATTCGCTAGACCCAATGAACGTATCATGCTAGGCTTTGGTGCTACATTAGGCGGTGAGAACCAATACACAGTAAACCTTGCGTTTAAAACTGGTAAAGGTAGTGACTACATCGCTGAAGCCAAAGATGCACAAAGCCGTATTTCTAAACTAGAAGCACTCGTAAACAAATTAATGACTGAAGTAGAAGCTAACAAATAATTCATTTAAAGAAGGAGACCGTAACAATGGCTAAATTAACAACTGGTATCGTAAGACTTTCCTATGCAAACATCGCTCAACCTCGTAAAAACGACGACGGAAAAGCAAAATACAGCTCTCAAATCATTATTGATAAAACAGATAAGAAGACCATCAAAGCATTTGAACGTGCGATTGAAGAACTTAAGGCCGATCCAAAAGCAGTAGCTAAGGTAGAAGGTAAAGCTGCCTACCTTAAATTGAACTTACGCGATGGTGATACAGATGAAGCAGTAGCTGACCAACCTGAAACATACGCAGGCAAGTTCTTCATCAACGCTAACAGCGATAAACAACCTATCGTATTCACTCGTGACAAAATCAAGATGGACCAATTCGACATTGAAGAAGAAATTTACTCCGGTGTCTACGCGCAGGTAGCGCTTTCTGTGTTCGCTTACAACTTCAACGGTAAGAAAGGTGTAGGGTGTTGTATAGGGGGTGTTCGTAAAGTTAAAGAGGGTGACCGCCTCGGTGGTGTTCACGTATCTGCTAGCGACTTCGGGGATGACGATTTAGGCGACCTAGACGATGACGATTTAATCTAAGGAGGCATATATGGAGCTCAGTATTGATGTGGAAACGTATTCTGACTGCCCTATTAAATATGGGGCGCAGAGATACGTTGATGATACAACATTTGAAATACTGCTCTTTGCCTATAGCTTCGATGACGAACCGGTCGAAGTAATTGATATGACAAAGGATCCACTGCCCGGAAGGGTGGTGGACGCTTTGTATAACAAGGAAATTACAAAGACCGCCTTTAACGCAGCATTCGAAATGCTTTGTCTTAAAAAGTACTTCCCTGATGCGGATTACACAAATTGGGAATGTACCTCTGTACTAGCGTTATACTGCAGTTTACCTGCAAGCCTCGACAATGTGTCTAAGGCTTTGAAATTAGGAGAAGCCAAAGACTCAAGAGGCAAACGCCTAATTCAATTCTTCTCTGTACCACGAAAACCAACTAAGACGAATCCTAAGACACGAAATATGCCTGAGGATGCGCCTGAGAAATGGGCGGAATACATTGAGTACAACCGCCAGGACGTAGTAGTAGAGAAGGCAATTCGTAAACGCTTACTTTCGCTAAAACCACCGGCCTTCGAGCACGAGTACTGGTTACTCGACCAAGATATAAACTGGCGAGGCGTGAAAGTAGATATGGAACTCGTCGATGCAGCGCTTGCTTGTAACGACGAAATCGTGGAAGAAGCTACCGAGTCATCCAAGATATTAACAGGATTAGAGAATCCTAACAGTACTATGCAACTTAAAGAGTGGCTAACTGCAAGACTAGGATATGATCTAGAAACAATGAGAAAAGACGATGTATCAAGTCTCTTGGAACAGGATATCCCCTCTGATGTTCGCAAGGTACTGCAAAATAGACAGGTACTCGGTAACTCCTCCATCAAAAAATACTTGGCCATGAAAAACGCGGTATGTTCAGATGGTCGCATCCACGGCATGCTTCAGTTTTATGGGGCGATGCGTAGTGGACGATGGGCGGGTCGTGTAGTACAACTACAGAACCTACCTCGTAACTACCTAGAAGATTTAGACACGGCCAGGGAAGTTCTAAAAAGTAGAGACGTAGAAATGCTAGACCTACTATACGGAAACCCTGGTGATGTGATTAAGCAACTTATCCGGACTGCTCTTGTAGCAGAGGATGGGCACCGATTTATTGTAGCTGACTTTAGTGCTATTGAAGCCCGTGTTATCGCCTGGCTTGCTCACGAGAAATGGCGTCAGGATGTATTCGCTCAAGGTGGCGACATCTACTGCGCTTCCGCATCTAGTATGTTCCACGTACCAGTTGAGAAGCACGGCGTTAACGGGCACCTTCGCCAAAAGGGTAAGGTAGCTGAATTAGCACTCGGCTATGGTGGCGGTGTAGGAGCCATGAAAGCGATGGATTCAAAAGGGGAAATTCCTGAGAAGGAGCTACCAGGTATCATCGAAGCTTGGCGACAAGCTAGTCCACGAATTACGAAATTTTGGAAAGATGCAGACAGCGCAGCAAAGCAAGTAGTGAGAACAGGAGAACCCGTACGAATTAGACAAGGCAATATTAAATTCTTTAAATCGAAAGGCTTCCTGTTCATTGAGTTACCGTCCGGTCGAAGACTTGCCTATGCAAGACCAAGACTTGGGCTTAACCGGTTCGGCAGTGAATCGATTGAGTATGACGGTATGGATCAGGTTAAGAATACATGGGGCAGAGTTGAAACCTACGGAGGAAAGCTCGTCGAAAACATTGTACAGGCAGTGGCAAGAGATTGTTTAGCCGCATCAATGCTACGGCTTTCTAAAGCAGGGTACAAAATTGTAGCCCACATCCACGACGAAGTGGTTATCGAAGCGCCAATAGGCGAAGGCAGTTTAGAAGAAGTTATAGATATTATGTGTGAACCTGAACCCTGGAACGAAGGGCTCATATTAAACGCAGCAGGGTTTGAGAACCCTTACTACATGAAGGATTAGGAGGACAATTCTTATGAAACTCTCAAAACAACAAATTCAACAACAACGCGAAGCAATCGACGGCTTATATGAACTCGTAAAAGATGCACCAGCTAGCGAACGTAAAGATTCTGCTATGGCATACTGCGAAGGCTGTATCGCTGCTTGCGACCTCGCGCTTAAGATATTAAACGGTAAGAAAACAGAAGCTCCTAAGGTGGAAGAACCTGCAGCGGCAGAAGCTACGGCCACTACTGAAGAGAAACCTAAACGTAAACGTACTACCAAAAAGAAAGAAGAAACTGTAGAAGAAACATTACCTGTAGTTGAGGAAACTCCTGAAGAAGATGATTTAGACGATTTGTTATAAGAGAAAGGATAGCGCCTTATGAAGGTCTTATTCAATCTACAAGTACAAAGGCTGTACGACCTGGTACGGCGCAATCAAGTATCACCTTTTAACCCTGCAAGTTATTACCATGTACCTTGCGAACACTCCTTCGCTAATCTTTGGCCAATGGAATCAAATGGGTTCGGGATAGTGCCTTGCCGGGAATCAGATGAGTTCTATTGTCCAAAATGCGGTGAGCGGATCAACGCTAAAGGGTTTACTGCAGAAGTTGGGTATAGCGCCACAGTTCCTCTCTCCCTAGACCTATCAATTATAGATAGGGGCGATAAACTGGACGTGCAATTTGAGTACGACACGGTATACGCCGACGGAGATAATGGGATGATTTACAAAGGCTATAAATCTCATGTCATCGATGTGGTACGGTTTGATTTTAAACAAAGAAAAACCTTTATCATACTTAAGAAACGCTCACGCAGCGACGTCGTCGAAGAATCGACGGCTTCCCCTAGGCGTTTAAGCAACAGCCTTTTATCATTGGCTTGGTTTGTAGCCACACCTGACTGCAGACTGCATAAACATCAAGATGAGCTAAAACGTTTCGCTAAGGTATTAAAAGAAGTATTCTTTGAGAAGCTTTCAAAGGTCGTAGGTTATAAAGTCAAACGCATTAGACAAGGCGTACAGGTGTCTAACAATTACGGAGCCTTCGATAACCTACTACATAACTTAGTATGGAAATTACAAGCTCCGGATGCACCGGCTATCAATGATAGTCTTAAACAAGACTATGACGATTACTATAATCATAAATTCCCTAATGAGACACTCGGTATGGATAACGTATTAGAGTTAACGATAAAAGGCGATTCCTTTGTAAAGGCCTTAATCAAGGCTCATAACTTGCCCGATGCTCGATGGGTTCGCCGGTTACTACACGATAGACCTTTCTTCTATACGAAGATCATCAAGGTTATGGCTACGTTATTTAAGAACAAGGACTATCAAAAGGCTATGGTCGACGTCGTTAAAGATAACGCTGATAATACAAATTATATTCAGTCTTGGCCATTGTGGCGTGATGACCGTGATTTATCTGTCATTCGTAAATTTGTTAATATCCTTAGCCATCAATACGGCGAACGCCAGGCGTTCTTATTCATTAGAAATGCGCCTTCCTATCACGATATCAGAGATACAGCTAGTATGTATTTCGAGTTATCGAGAAGTCGCCGTAAAGAGGTTTGGGATACTCGCATCCAGGTGCGTAACCTACATGACACAATCTCGAGAATGCAAAAGTTCGACAAAGTGGAAGACGAAATCGTGCAGCAGCGTAAAGCACATCGTGCATTAGCTGACATGGTTAACGGTTACCGCTTCATGGCAATCGGTTCTACTCACGGCATTATTGATATGGGCATACAGCTTAATAACTGTGTAAGCTCCTATATCAAAAAGGTAAAAGCCGAAACGTGTGCTATCGTAGGTGTTTATAAATGTAACGAGCCGGTAGCGTGTATCGAGGTTAATCCGAAGAATGATGCGGACGACTTCGTAGAAATACACCAGGCCAAGCTTAAGAACAATCGTGGCGTATATGAAGACCACGATATCAACGGAGCGGTAACGCAGTGGGTAGCATCTCACGGCTTATGCGTTCCGGCGTATGTACGAGATATCCAGTTTGCGAAGGGAGGAGCGATGTAATATGGATACTACTATCATCATAGCTACGGGCAAAAGTCGCTCCGCCCGTAGCTGGACGTCTCATAAAATGACTTGGAGCGAATTGGTCAGTAAATTGGCTGAGCCAACTGTAACGAATGAAACGGCTGCCGAATACGCCAAGATGTCTAAGGCTGATCAAGGCCGAAAGAAAGACGTCGGTGGTTTTGTAGGTGGCTATATTCCTGGTAATGGTAGACGGATTAGAGGGGCTGTTAAAGAGAGATACTTAATCACTCTTGATGCAGATAACCCCGGCGAAGATTTCATCGTAGACCTAGATATGGAATTAGGCGGTATGGAATATGTGCTTTATAGTACGCACAGCCACACAGCTGACAATCCTCGCTACCGCGTGATTATCCCAGTAGATAGACCGATGACACCGGATGAATATCAAGCAGTCTCGAGACGGATTGCTGATAACATCGGCATTGAGTTCTTTGACCCATCTACGCACCAGGCTGAACGCCTTATGTATTGGCCTAGTCATCCTAAGGATGTAGAGTACGTTTACCAGCATAGTGAAGGCTCACTTATTTCAGTAGATACCTACTTGAGTACCTACAGAGACTGGCGAGATACGAGCCTTTGGCCAACATCAGAGAAGGAATCACAAATTCGCCTTGATGCGGCTAAAAAGCAAGGCAACCCTTTGGAGAAAAAGGGCCTTATCGGTGCTTTTTGTCGGAGTTACAGTATCACGGAAGCTATCCATAAGTTTCTACCTGAAGTATATGAACCCACAGCTGTAGAAGACCGGTACACCTATGTAGCCGGTAGCTCGGTAGGTGGTTTAGTAATTTACGACAACGATACTTTCGCTTACTCCAACCATGCGACTGACCCAATCAGTGGTAAGCTCGTGAATGCGTTTGACCTTGTCCGGATCCACTTATTTGGAGATAAGGACCCAGCAGATGAGACTAGCGTCACCAAACTTCCAAGCTACAAAGACATGATAGACTTTGTCAACGAAGACGGCGCAGCACCAATCCTGCTCGACAAAGAACGTATGGCGGATATGGAGTTTGAGGATATCACAGAGGATGACGAAGACTTTTTGTCAAAGCTTAAGCGTGATAAAAACGGTACTCCTGAATCTGATGTATTCAACTGTCTAGTAGTACTTAAACAAGACCCTACTCTCAAAGGTAAAATCCGACTTGATGAATTCGCACACCGCTTAGTTGTCATTGACGACCTTCCTTGGCGTGGAAAGGACGAAACCCCTTACTGGACGGATACTGACGATGCGTGCCTACGTAACTACTTCGCTACGAAATACCTCATCAAGGGCAAAGGCATCATCGACGATGCGCTCCAGGAGGTAACGCAAGATAATAAGTTCCATCCTGTGCGTGAGTATTTAAAGGGATTATCGTGGGACGGCGAATGTAGACTAGATACTCTTTTCATCGATTACATCGGAGCTGAAGATACCGAATACATTCGAGCGGTTACTCGTAAATGGATGTGCGGTGCCGTAGCTCGTGTTATGGATCCAGGCGTTAAGTTTGATACGGCGATTGTGTTATATGGTTCTCAAGGTTTAGGAAAGTCCCTTATCTTGGAGCGGTTGGGTCGTAAATGGTTTAACAACTCACTCGTTGATATCAAAACCAAAGACGCACTAGAACAAATTCAAGGCTCCTGGATAGTCGAACTTGCCGAACTGGCGCCTACCTACAAGAATGATAATGAAATCGTTAAGGCATTTATCAGCCGTACCTCTGACCGGTTCCGCTCTCCATATGGACGGCGTACCGAAGAGTACCCTCGCCAATGTGTATTCGCGGGTTCCACTAATAATCTTATGTTCCTTAAAGACCGTACCGGTAACCGCCGATTTTGGCCAATTACGGGCGATAAGGACCGGAAGACAAAGCACTCCTGGGAGTTATCGAAAGATGATATTGACCAAATATGGGCAGAAGCGTTCGTGTATTGGTCTGAAGGTGAACCGTTAGTACTTGAAGGAGCACTTGAAGAAGAAGCCCTTAGAATTCAATTATCACACACTGAAGGCGGTGAACTCGTAGGTCTTATTGAAGAGTACCTCGACATGCTACTTCCTGAAGACTGGGAAACAATGGATATCTACGACAGACGAGATTATGTCGCTAATTACGGCGATGACGATCATTGGGGTTCAGTGCAGCGGGAACGAGTGTGTGCCCTTGAGATATGGTGTGAAGTGCTTGGCGGGGACAGGAAGAACCTGCAGAACGCAAAGGCAAGAGAGATTATCGACATCTTACAATCAACGCCAGGCTGGAACCCATACACAAAAGGTACAGGAAAAGCACGTTTTGGCAGGCTTTACGGTCCACAGAGAGCGTTTATAAAGGAAGGTGCAGACCTCCTATCAATGTATAAACAAAATCAAGGTAAGTAGGTGTGTCCAATTATTTGAGGTGTGTCCAATTATTTAATAGGTATGAATGTTCGTAAAAATAAATATTCAAGCCTATACATCGATGAATTTTGATATAAAGCGATAATCGGACACACTAGACACGCATGGACACACTAATCGGACACGGGCAAAAAGCAGATAACTGCTAATATAAATAATAAAGTGTGTCCAGTGTGTCCAATTATTTATATA